GGCCGGGGGGCGCGGCCGCGGGCCGGGACTCTATCACGGCACGGAGGGCCGCGGTCCAGGGGAAGACCCGGGCCTCACCGTTCTTCGCCCGGCTGACGAACACCCCCTGCTCGGTCACCTCGGACCACCGGAGCGCCAGGGCCTCACCGAGGCGCCACCCCGTGGCGGCCAGGAAGCGGACGACGTCCGCGGTCGGGCCATCGAGGTGTCCCGCCAGGGCGGCCACCTGGTCGGAGGTCAGGAAGCCCTGCCGGGGCTGGGCCTCACGCTGGAGGGGGAGGTGGGGGCGGTAGTCGAGCAGGTCGCGGGCCTTGGCGACGGAGTACGCCCGGCCGAGGTAGCTCAGCTCGCGGTTGACGGTGGCACCGGTGGCGCCGCTGTCGCGCCGTCGGCGGACGTACTCGACGAGGGTCGAGCCGCGGACCTGGCCCGCCAGGAGGGGGCCGAGGGTAGGGCGGAGGTGCAGGGCGACGCGGCCCTCGACCTCGCGGGCGGTGGCCCGGCCCTGGGCCCGTAGGTCCTCGATCAGGAGGTCGAGCAGGTCGTTGACCTGCAGGCGGTGGGACGTCATGCCCCTACGCTACTGTCGGGGGGTGGGGGTGTCAAGTCCGCCCGACGCGCAGCCCGAGAGCGGGCGGCTCGGCGAAGGGTGCGGGGATCGCGGGCCACGCAGCGCCGGCACCGGACCCGGACGTGCTCCCGTAGCTGATCGTCCGTCATCAACAGCGCCTCGACCAGCTCGGCGAGCCTCCAGCCCGACGGACGCTCCCGGGGGGCCCGCAGGCCCAGGGTGAGCGCGCCCGGCCTCGCGCAGTCCTCGCAGCGGCCACCGAGGTAGGCGATGATCCCGGCCCGGAGGATGACGAGGCCCCGCTCGGAAGGGAGGTAGTAGCGGCGGAGCTGAAGGCGCCGACCGTCGGGCATCGTCTTGAAGAAGTAGCGCAGGTCCATGCCGGCAGGGTAGCTCTGGGCGGGCGGACAGTCAACCCACGCACTCTTGTTCAACAAGAATGGGTGGGTGCATGGGAACTCAATGATTCCGCCAGGTTGGGGGAACACTCCAATCACCCTCTCTCTCCCGAGCGAGAGAGAGATGGATGGAGGTGGTGGGTTGGGGTGGGGGCCCTGTGTCGCTTGGGCCCACGGCCTGATGGCCTGGGCCCGCTCCCTTAGGGCCTGGTGACGAGCTGAGGTGCAGAGAAGAGGGACCCCCTTGACACGTCTGCTGGATCGGGTACAAGGTTAGCGCAACATGCCACGCCGGGCTTCGGCGACGACAGACTGGCAGGGGGACCCTGCCTCAGAGGAGATCACTATCATGCTGTTCCGCACCATCACCGCGCTGCTGCTGCTCGTCGGCGTCTGCGCGGCCACCCCCAACGGGACCCCGCCCGGGCTCGACAAGTGCCACGACTCGAACGGGGTCGTGCTCAACGACGCCGATGCGTCGGCGGCCTGCCGCGTCTACGTCGAGGCCGAGGCCGAGGCGAAGGCCCTCGCGATCTGCGGCGACGCGGTCGCCTTCTGTAACGGCGGCTCGGCGTTCAGCCTGGCCGTGACGAAGTCCGCGTGCACGAACGCGAACATCCAGGCCTCGGTGACGCAGACCCACTGCGGCTCGGCGGACCAGTCCTGCGGCGACGCGAGCACGGTGTGCGGCAACGTGGCCGTGGCGTGCCCCGCGCCCCCGGCGTGCCCCGACGTCAACGTCAGCGCGTCGGTTCTCCACTGCAAGCGGACGCGGACCCTCAAGGACGGGACGGTGATCGGCAAGAAGTGCAACGTCGTCGTGTCCGACGCGATCCAGCCGAAGAACGATGGCCTGACCAACCGTACGCCGTGCGCGGGCGGCCCCTGCAGGACCCGCGTCTGGTAAGAACGCGAAGTGCCAGGACTGCACCCCTGGCACTGGGGGAGGGGGTCGGCAAGGATGCCGGCCCTCTCCTCAACCAACGAGGAAACCATGAAGCTAGCTGCCATCTGCCTGGGACTGCTCGCGGCCGGCCTCTACATCGGGGTGGCCATCGGCTCGCCCGTCTTCACGATGCCGAAGGACGCCGTCTGCCTGTGCGTCGGGCCTGACGCACCGAAGCCTGCGCCGCACGCCCGCGGCGAACTCGCGCTGTAGGATGGCCCAGCTCGACCTCACGGTGGTGGGGCACCCGGTGCCCAAGGGTGGGCTCAGGGCCGTGGCGTACCGGAGTGGGAAGGTGGGGTTGTTCTACCCTCCGCAGGTACGCGAGTGGGAAGCCCTGGTGAGGGAGGCGGCGAGGGCGGCGATGGAGTGGAACGGGCTGCCCGTCTTCGGAGCGAAGCTCAACGTGTCGTGCCGCTTCCACATCAACGAGACGAAGTCGTCGGGTCGCTGCATCGGGGACCTCGACAAGCTGGTGCGCGGCGTGTTCGACGCGATGACCGGCCCGGTGTACACGGACGACGACATGATCGTTGGTCTTCTAGCAACCAAGCAACCAACACGCCCTGGCGAACTAGAGCGCGTCGAGATTGCTGTCTCGATCGCGGACACGAGCGACCATGGCTACGGCAAGAGGAAGGGGAAGAAGTCATGATGGTGGGCAGCAAGGTTCAGATCGGGTGCAGCGACGTGCGCTACCTGGTCCTCGACACGTTCCACGACCGCGACCACTACATGCTGGTCTGCGCTCCGATCCTCGATGCGCGCGACGCCCGCCAGATCATGGTGTTCGACACCACCATCGAAGAGGTGTTCCTTGTTCGGGCAGTCGAGCCGGGCTTCGCTCGATAGCCCCTGCCGCGGCTGGCTCCGTGCCGCTGCGCGCCGACAGCGCCGCCTTGGCGATGAGCCGTCGAAGCGCGCGCTGCACCGGGCCAACGTGAAGGCGAACGGCTGGGGGCTGCACGTCAAGAAGCGCAACTCCCTCGCCTGGCGTACCGCCTGGACTGGCGCCGGCTGGGCGTGGGACGGAACGAGGCTCTGATCGTGCAGCGCAAGCGTAAGGTCCCGGAGCTGAGGATCACCCGCTGCATGGAGTGCGGCTCGGTGTTCGAGTGGATCTTCCGCATCGGGCAGCCGAGGAAGTTCTGCTGCGTCGGGTGCCGCGAGCGTTACAACCATCACCAGGCGCAGCTCAGGCGCGCAGAGAGCGGTGGGGAGAACGGCTGGTGGAAGCACGTCAAGATGCGTGTGCGGGCGTCACGCAACCGCGCGAAGGAGCGGGGCCTGACGCATACCATCACCGTCGGTGAGATCCTCGGGCGCCTGTGGGATCAGGAGGGGCGGTGCGCGCTCACTGGGGTGACGATGACCTGCCTGCTGCCGTTGGGTACTCGGCGCGGGCTTACGTGTCCCACGACCATCAGCATCGACCGAATCGACCCTAACCGCGGCTACGTCCTGGACAACGTGCGGCTCGTGTGCTGGTTCGCGAACAGGGCGCGTGGCGAGCTGGCTGACGACACGTTCTTCGACTGGTGCGCTCGCGTGGTGCGCCACAATGGGGTGCAGGCCTGATGGCTCGTGACTACGCTAAGGAGTATCGGGACTATCATGCTAAGCCAGAGCAGAAGAGGAACCGTGCTGCGCGCAATCGTGCTCGCCGCATGGCTGACCTGGCGGTGGGCGATCCGAGGGAGGTCGACCACATTCGCCCCATGTCGAAGGGCGGAACCAACGCGCCGACGAACCTCCGGGTCGTCTCGCGCAAGACGAACAGACGGAAGGGTGGGTGACGCATGAGGCTCTGGCGCTACGGGCGGAGGCGGGTACTCTGTTGGCACCTGTGGGACTCGATCGCGATTGCCTGCCACCTGGCGGTCCTGGAGGCTGTCGTGAAGCTGGCCATGGCGGGGGAGATCGAGTTCGTCCGGATGGGAGAGGGCGAGTTCAAGACGGTTCTCAAGCAGGAGAGCAAGGAGAGGGGACACTGAGATGTGCAACGACTACAACGATATGTACGCGACGGAGGACCTGGCGTCTGTTCTCTCGATGCTTCAGGACCTGGCCGAGGACATGGAAGACCTGGACGACGCGCAGATCAGGCTGCTCGGCTTGATCCTCCAGGAGGCCGGCGCCCTGCTGCTGCTGAAGGACGGCGACGATGGCGATCGTTAGCCTGGCATCTAGCTGGGTCCGCACCAAGATCGAGGACGACGTCACCAGCGCGCTCTGGTTCGGGGTGCGGCGCGCCTTCAAGCACCGCGACGTCACGCTGCCGAACGGTGAGGACCTCGAAGAGTTCCTCGGACAGATTGTCGACCAGTGCGAGCGCGAGGTGACCTCCGCGCTCTACGAGGTCTTCGAGATCGGCCGTGAGGGCGAGCGGGAAGCGTAGCGTTCCCTCCCTTCCACCGGTCGTGATGGTCGTGTGGAGGGACGCAACGCTGCGCCACAAGTGCGAGCCCATCTCGACGGCGCACGAGGCCGCCGGCCTGAGCACCAGGCGCACGGTGGGCTGGCTCGTGCACCAGGACCAGGACCGCCTGACCCTGGCGGTATCCTTCGATGAGGCTGACGATGGAGACGCCGAGGACCATGTCGATGACCTCTTCGCCATCCCCACGGGCTGGGTCACGCGCACCGTTACGCTCCGCAAGGGTAGTCGCGGCCACCGATCGCCGAAGAGCACGCCGGGGCCAGCTCAAGACGTCTCAGGGGCGCCTGGCGTACCTGCGTGACAAGCTGCCTGGCGGGGAGTACCCGCTCTACGGCATCGAGGGCATCCGTCAGTGGATGGCGACCATGGGGCTGCGTGACCGTCGGGGGAACGTGCCGACCGCCGACACTTTGCGCCGGTGGCGCCGCGAGGGCATCATCATGTGGATGACGGCGTCGCGTGGCACGCGGTTCCGGAAGCAGTGGACGACGAACTACGTCCTCCTCGCGGGCATCCTCGGGCTCGTGAACCTCAAGCGTGGCCATCCGCAGGCCACCGAACGTTCGATGGCAGCACCCAGCACGAAGCACTGGCAAGGGCTGCTCGATACGTCTGCCTCTCGGCCGACCTACGCGAGCGCCATGCCCGACCCTGGTGCGTCTGCCTGATAGGGCGTCGACCTCGCACTCGCTGTGCGCGAAGTCCCGAGAGAGGGCCTCGAAAACGTCAACGATCTCGGTACGTTGCGCTGGACCATCGGATTCGGAATCCGATCGTCTCGTCCCTCGACGCGGCTCGACCACGCATACCCCCGGGCGAACCGGACAGTGTGTGGGGGGTGGGGGTCGCGCGCGCTCTCTAGCCCCCGGGGGGCGGAAAACCCGACACGCGAGCCCCCTGTTCTACTCCCGTCGCGTGCGGGCCCCGCGTGGTAGAATGGAGAGAGCACACGATGCCGAAGAACGCGCCCCCGCCACCGGCCTCCCCCTTCGCTCCCGAGCGCCTCGACCCGGTCCTCTCCGAGTCGCTGGAGGCGCTCACCCGCTCCCTGGCGGCCTGGTCCCGGATCGAGCCCCTCGTCACCGACTGGATCGAGAGCCTCTCCGAGGAGGTCGCGCGCTCGAAGGCGAGCCTCGTCACCGGCGCCCCGCTGGTGAACCGCCAGAACCAGCCGACCAGCGCGGGCAACTTCGTCAGGGAGCTGATGGCGGACCTGACTACCTTCCTAGAGCGGTTCTCGAAGATCAGCCTCAACCTGACGAAGGCCCTCGACGAGGGCTCTCGTCTTCGCAGCTTCCTCGGCGGCGGCCCGGACTCCAGGCCCGACCTGGCGACCCTCTCCGACAAGGAGCTGCTCGACATCCTGGTCCAGTCCGCGGTCGCACGCGGCCTCGGCACCATCATCGCTGACCGGATCAAGGCGATCGGGTGAACCAGGACCACTGGCTGCGGACCGGCGCCGAAGCCGCCCGTCTGCTCTCGGAGCGTCAGCAGATCGACCCGCTCTGGCTCTGGACGCCGTTCGGGCCCCAGAACGCCTTCCTCCAGGCGACCGAGGCCGAGGCCTGGTACCTCGGCGCCAACCGCACCGGGAAGTCGGACTGCCTCGCGGCCATCGTCGCCTCGATGGCGCGGAACGGGAACATGGACCCTCGGCCGGCGTACGTTGGCCAGGGGAGCTACATCTACGACCGGGCCATCGCGTGTTGGGCAATCTCCCTCACCTTCCCCATGTCGCGCGAGATCCTCCAGCCGAAGATCTTCGACAACATGCACGTTCCTCCGGGACAGCCGCATCAGCCGTTCATCCCCACCTACGAGATCAAGCAGTGGAACACGACCACGGCGACGCTCACGCTCAAGAACGGCTCGATCATCGTGTTCAAGTCGGCCGACCAAGGTCAGGCCGCGCTTCAGGGGGCAGGCCGCGACCTGGTGGCCTTCGATGAGGCTCCTCCGCAGATCGTCTATAACGAGTGCGCCATACGTATCGAGGCAGGTAGAAAGCTGTATATTCGAGGCGCGGCCACGCTGCTTCCGCCAGAGGGGGTCGTCGGCGGCGTCTCGTGGCTCTACAACGCCAAGATCAAGCCGTGGCAGTCTGGGCAGCGGCCGAAGGACCTGCTCCTGGTGGGCGCGTCCATCTACGACAACCCGTACATGCCCAAGGACGAGATCGAGCGCCTAGAGGCCATCTACCCGGTGGGCTCGGTCGATCGCGCGATTCGCCTCCAGGGCGTCTGGCTGCCGCAGGTCGTCGGGGCGACCGCCTACAGCGCCTTCCGGTCCGACATCCACGTCAACCCGGTCCTCTCCCGCGAGAAGCACCTGAACTACCACCTCCCTCTCCTGCTCGCCTTCGACTCGAACGCCGCCCCATGCACCGCGACCGTGTGGCAGCAGCACGGCCGGCTCTACCGCTGCTTCGAGGAGATCGTGATCGAGCGCGGCGGGATCACCGAGCTGGGGAAGGAGTTCCGTCGCCGCTTCCCCCACCATGGCGCTGAGCTGATGGTCTACGGCGACGCCACCTCGAAGCGGATCACGGCGCAGACGTCCCAGTCGGACTACGACGTCTTGATGTCCGAGCTGCAAGGGCTCCCCTACCCGATCACCCTCTGCCTCCCGACCGTAAACCCGCCGGTGCGCGACCGGGTCAACTCGGTGAACTTCATGCTCCGGGGGATCGGTGGCGAGGTCCGCGTCGAGCTGGGCCCGACCTGCAAGGAGCTGGCGGAGGACTTCGAGACGGTCCTGCTGGACAAGAACGGCGGGATCAAGAAGACGCACGAGCGCAAGGACCCCTACTGGCGCAGGACCCACACCAGCGACGGCGCCGGCTACATGTTCGTCTACCGTGAGCCGGTTGGCTCTGTAGAGGCGATGCGAGGGCCGTACGCGAGCGCGCGTTCGACCGCGGTCGCCACCATCCCGTCCGCCGGCTACGCCTTCGCGAGGTAACATGGCACTTCCTCCCTCCGAGCAGCTCCCAACCCCGCCTCCAGACCCCGCCATGGTGGGCGGTCCCGAGGCCACCATGTCCGACCTGGCGCCTAAGACCGACGGGCTGGACAAGACGCTCATCTGCAAGCTCATCAACGAGGCCAAGCAGCGGTCGTACGACGTGCGTCGCGAGCGTCGGCAGAAGAATCGGACCAACTGGGACTTCTTCAACGCGCGGCATGACTGGTCGCACAAGCTCCCGGGCCAGTCGAAGATCAGCCTCCCCGACCTCCCCATGGCGATCGAGCAGGCCGCCGCCACGATCGAGAACCACCTGGTGAACTTCACCAACTGGTTCGGCGTCGAGACGCTGGGCGGGCTGAGCATCTTCGACCCGGACACGGTTCGGCTCCTCATGCAGCACGTCCTGGAGCGCCTGTGGGAGCCGGGGAACACGATGGAGACTGCCGTCAAGTTCCCCACGACCCTTGGCGATTCTATCAAGATGGGCCTCCTAGAGTCCGAGGTCTGCTGGAAGATCTTCAACGTCGACTCCGAGCGGTGCGTCTACATGCTGGAGAGTTCGGAGCCCGGGGCTCCCGCCGGCATCCTTGGCGAGCCCCCAGAGATCGAGACGAAGTCCCCCCGCACCTACGAGCGCACCAGCTACACGGTTCGGCGCGCCGTGCTGCGGACCTGCCGGATCGCGATCGAGATCGTCCCGTTCGAGGACTTCTACCCCGACCCGTCTCCTCTGAAGCAGTACGAGATCCACGTCGTCCGTCGCCACATCAGCGAGCTGAAGGCAAACCCGGACTACGACCAGGAGGCGATCGAGCGCCTTCGCGGCAGGGCGTACGAGATGGAGAGGGAGCAGGACAAGCAGCGGCGCTCCGGCTCGTCCATCAAGATCCCGACTGACCCGTGGGAGGTCGAGGTCCTGGAGTACTGGGGGAACCTCATCGACTGGACCACCGGAGAGGTGTACGCGACCAACCAGCTCGTGACCATCGCCGGGAGCGAGGTTCTCCGCTACCCGACCCCGAACCCCATGTGGCACGGGTTCTCCCCGTTCATCCGGGCGAGCATGCTCCGGACCCCGAAGTCGCCCGTGCACGTCGCCATGGTCGACCGGGCCATTTCCTCGGCGGAGGCCGAGAACGAAACCGTCGCCCTCATGGTGGACGGCGGCCTGAACAGCGTGCTCGGTGTCCGGCAGTGCCGGCCCGAGATCCTCGACAACCCAGCCCAGATCGCCAAGGGGATCGGCGCCGGCTTCACCGCGATCCTCAAGAAGAACGTCCCCCCTGGCGTCAGCTTCCTGGAGCGGGTCGACGAGGGAACGCAGATCCCTCAGTACGCCATCGAGATGATGAACCGCCTCTCCGCGGCCCGTCAGACCGCGCTCGCGGTGACCGCCATGTCGGTCGGTCAGATGGCGCCCCGGCAGATCAAGGCAACTGAGGCGGTCATGGCCGAGGAGGCGAACGGGAACCTCTTCGAGTCGGTCGCCACGCGGGTGGAGGAGTCCCTCATCGAGCCGGCGCTCCAGCTCATCTGGATGACCCTCTGGCAGGGGCTCGACGACTTCAGCTCCCCCGAGCTGGTTCAGATCCTGGGGCCGCAGCGCGCGACCATCCTGCGCTCGCTCTCAGCCGAGGAGAGGTTCGTCCTCATGGCGAACAACGTGAAGTTCAAGGTCCGAGGACTCCGCAACCTGCTCTCCAGGGTGAAAGACTTCCAGAAGTTCAACACGATCCTCGGGTCCATCGCCCAGAGCCCGACCATCGCGATGGCGTGGGACGCGCGGTTCTCGACGGCACGGCTCCTGGAGAAGCTGATCAGGTCGGTGAACCTCGACCCGACGGAGCTGGAGAAGCGCGAGGGCGAAGGCCCTGAGCTGGACCCCTCCCTCCTCACCGGTGGGTCCCCCGCGGGCCCCGCTCCCGGAACGGGTATCCCTGGCGACGTCAGCCAGCCTCCGATCGAGGCGGGCATGGCGCCTCCCAACCCAACTGGCTTCCGCGGCACCCAGCTCTGAACGTGGTAGAATAGAGCAATGGCTTCGTCGATCGACGCCCTCAGTGGCGGGGGCACGGGGAGCACCCGCCTCGACGCCCTCTTCAGCCTCGACCGGATGCTCCAGACGAGGCAGAACCCCCTCATCCCTCCCGCGCCGCCTCGCCGGCCCGCCGGTGCCGCTCCTGGCTCGAAGCCCGAGGGCGCTCGGCTGAAGACGTCGAGCGGGGCCTTCTTCTCCCCCCAGGACATCTGGCGCGCCTCCCAGGCGGTCGACGTCGGCCGGCAGTCGCAGGGCACCATCAACACGATGGCGAACGCCGACGGCAGGCTCAGCAAGAGCAACGTCCGTCCGCAGCCCCCGACGATGGGGGCCGTCGCCCCTCAGCAGATGCCCGCCCCGCCCTCGATGCAGCCGGGGCCCTCGCTCGGGCCGAACGCCATGAACGCGATGGCCACCCAGTACGGTGGAGGTGCCGCTTCCCCGCCAGCGCAGCCAGGGGCCGCAGCCCCGACGGGTGGCGGCGCCACCCCTCCCAACCTCCAGCCGGCCTTCAACCAGCCGAAGCCGGGGTCGCAGGAGTACGAGGACCTGGTCAAGGCGGGCTGGCAGCAGGGCCCCAACGGCATCCAGCCTCCGGGCACCACCCCCCAGGTGGCCCCGGTCATGCCCGCCCCCACTGGCGGGACCCCCGTCACCCCTGGCGCCAGCGACCCCAAGAAGGAAACCGAGGGCGGCCAGGAGGTGAAGCCCTCCGAGCCCTCGAAGCCCGCTGACTGGACGGCGGTCCGTGGCGCGCGCGAGTACCTTCCGTCCGGGGAGGTCGACAACTACTACAACCGCCGCTACGGCAAGGACGCCATGAAGCAGCTCCGCGCCGACCGCGGCATCCCCGAGTGGGGGACCCCCGAGTACGACGAGGCGGTGTGGCAGGCGAACGCCGGTGACGAGGAGGACGGGGACACCGGGTACTTCGACGGCGACCCCAGCGCAGGGCAGGAGGGTGCGCCGACCACCATGGCGAAGGCCGCCAACCCCGTCAGCACGAAGCGCAAGCCTGGCGGCAAGGGCCAGCCTGGCGGCAAGAGGAAGGGGAAGGGGAAGCGTGGCCGAGCCTAAGAGGCTCAGCCTCGAAGAGAAGCAGGAGAAGGAGCGGGAAGCCATGCGCGGTGGACCCCACGAGCCGACGCTCCCAGAGTTCCGCTACCTCGGCCGGTTCGCCACCGGGCGTTACCGCCGGTACCGAAAGGACGGCGTTCACCTTGACCGTCGTGGGACGTTCGTAGACTAACAAGCTAGGGAGACATCATGCAGAACGGTGCGTTCACTGACCCGAAGTACTTCGGCTACCTGGGCGGGATGTGTCCGAACGACCACATCGTCCGGGGACACAACCGTTACCGGAAGATCACCGGGGCGACGGACGACAAGGTCACGATTCAGAACAAGAGCGGGAAGAAGGCCAAGTCGGTCAAGATCGACAAGCTCCGCAAGCGTGGCGCCCGTGCGGCCATCCAGGCCGGCGGTGACATCGGCGCCAAGGTCGCGGCCGAGAGGCCCGTCATGGCGGCCAAGATGCGGGACTACGAGAGCCCCGAGGCGCGCGAGAAGGCCATCGAGGCGGCCTACGCCGACCCCAACTCCCACCGCTCCGAGAAGCGTGCGAAGCGCCAGGCGGCGCGTGGCGGGAAGTGGTCGGTGGCGAGCCCGTCGACCGACGCCTCCGGGTCGTACTCTCCGTCCGTCGGTGGCGCGGGCCCGGACCAGTCGAACGCCCCTGCGGGATCGTCGGCTTTCCGTGGCTCCAACATGTCCTCGGACCAGCCTCGCAAGGGGCGTTGATGCCCGCGATCAACGAGCGCGCGTTCGCTCAAGCTCGGAAGGGAGACGCAGCCAAGCTCGTCCGAGTTCAGAAGCAGCAGGCGGTCGCCGCGCAGGGGGAAGACCTCAGGCGCGGCTATCGCTCCGTCGGCTCGCCGGCTCCCGCCGTGGCGCCGTCTGTCGGCCTCAGCGACGAAGACATCGAGGCTCGGCGCCGCGCGCGGCAGTCGAGCATGTTCAACGCGGCCCGGGGCAAGTAACTCGGTCGCGAGGAGGTGGGGATGGGTGAGGTCGTAGACCTCCGCGGTCGGCGCACCGCGGACTTGCAGGTCAAGGGGAGCGGGCTGGTGAAAGCCAGCCAGTGGATGGACTACCTGGACTACTGGGGCGGCCAGCTCGTCCAGAGCGAGCCCTGGTGCGTGTTCGCCTGCCGGGCGACGATCACCCTGCACCAGTCGTTCATCATCATGGCGCGCCGGCTCCGCAAGAACGCATACTGGACGGGAGGTGGGACGATGGAAGAGGACACGACGGGCCTGGAAGAGGACGCCGAGAGGCGGCTCGCCTGGTTCGAGAAGCACAGCGAGGAGCTGGACCACCGCTCGATGCCGCGGTGGGCGCTGTTCCTCTTCGCGGCGTTGCAGGGGGCCATGCGGATGCAGGTTCGCCTCGCCAGGGAGGCCGCGCAGATCCTGCGGAAGGGCCACCTCCTGGTGAACGTGAACCCCCGCGCCGACGTGCTGGGCGCGAAGGCAGAGCTGGGCGAGGAGGCCGAGTGACCCCGGAGCAGTCCGCCGTCATCTCGACGGGCCGCGAGGCGGGACTCGTCCTCCAGATCACCGTCGGGCTCTTCGACGAGTGGTTCGACACCGCGGTCCGGAACGCCATCATGCTGTACCGGTCCGGGTCGATGTCTCCCGAGAAGGCCCTGGTCTTCGTGGGCAAGTTAGACGCCATCTTCGGCTTCCGCGAGGAGTTAGAACACCGGGTTGCCCTCGGGCAACACGAGGCCGGTGCCGCTCTTGGCGGGGATGTGGTAGAATAGGAGGAGAGGGATGAGCCAGATCGCAGGACACCCAGGTAGCGACGCCGAGAGCGCCGCTGCTGATTCGAGGCCGACGCCTGACAGTGCGCCGACCTCCGCCCGTATCAACATCGGAGGCACCGCCTTCGACGTCCCTGCTGACGTCGCCGATGCTTTCCGCCGCGAGGTCAACCGTCGCGACGGCGAGCATGGGGCCCGACTACAGCAGCTCCAGGAGCGGCTGGCCCGCCTGGAGGAGGATCGCACCGAGGACAGCAGGCCGGCGCAGGAGTCCGCTCAGCTCCAGCCACCCGATGACCGCTTGGCTCTGGAGGACCCAGTCGAGCACGCCCGGAAGCAGCGCGAGTACAACGAGGCGCTCGTTCACCGGACGGCCCTGGCCCTAGAGCAGCGGCGCTACGAGGAGGCGCAGCAGCGGCAGCAGGAGTCCCAGAGGGAGTCGGCGTGGAACTCCGCCGTCCAGCAGTTCTACCGGGGACACCCGGAGCTGAAGGGCGCGGAGGACGTGGTCGATGCCGTCTGGAGGAACAACTACAACACGCTGAAGGACCTACCCGTCAAGGACGGGTTCGAGGAGCTGGCCCGGCTATCGGCCGACCGGCTCGTCGGGCTCACCGAGCACGGCAAGAAGGTGGCCTCGAAGCGCGTGACCTTGGAGGCGGGCTCTACGACCCGCCCGAAGGCGCAGCCGAAGCCGGAGGAGCAGCAGGCAGGTAGCATGTCTGCTTTCATCCGGGAGAGGCAGCGGGCGCGCAATTCGGGGCTCCGGATGCCGGCGACGTCTGGGTAGCCGTCAAGCACTACACCACCACAGGAGTACACTCCCATGCCGTTCACCTGGACGTACGATGCCCCGTCGGGCGTCTACAAGTCGCACGCGATGTCGAAGCACCTCTACGAGAAGAGCATCGAGGACAGTCAGTTCGTCGAGTTCGCTCGTCCCGTCGATGGCTTCGGCAAGAAGAAGGGTGAGACGGTCACCCTGGTGCGCCTCCCCACGATCGCGGAGCCCAGCTCGGCGACCATCACCGAGACGACGCGCATCCCCGAGGACACGTTCGCGCTCAGCACGACCTCGATCACGGTCAGCGAGTACGGGCGCGCCGTGCCGTTCACCTCGCTCTCCGAGGACCTCTCCGAGTTCGACATCGAGAACCCGATCCAGCAGCGCCTCAAGGAGCAGCAGAAGCTGGTCCTCGACACCGCCTGCGCGGCGGCCTTCAAGACCGCGAAGATCATCTACACCCCGTACACCGCGGCGTCGGGCGTGTGGGACACGGACGGCTCGCCGTCCTACACCGCGACCGCGAACCTCAACGTGTTCCACGTCGAGGAGATCGCCGACTACATGTGGGACACGCTCCGCGTGCCGAAGTGGTCGGGCGACGACTACGTCGCGATCTGCCGCACCCTGGCGCTCCGCGGCATCAAGCGCGACCCGACGTGGGAGGAGTGGAAGAAGTACAACACGCCCGAGGTCAAGGCCAACGGCGAGGTCGGCCGCCTGGAGGGCGTCCGCTTCATCCAGACCAACCACAACAACGCCCTCGGCAAGGTCGGCACCTCCAGCGTCCTCGGCGAGTGCGTGTTCTTCGGCCAGGACTCCGTCGCCCTGGCGGAGGTCCTCACCCCCGAGCTGCGCGCAGCCATTCCCCAGGATTTCGGTCGCTCGAAGGCGGTCGCCTGGTACGGCATCCTGGCGTTCGGGATCATCTGGGACACGTCGAACGCGGGTGAGGCCCGCATCGTTCGGGTGACCTCGGCGTAAGCCACAAGCGCAAGGCAAGGAAAAGGAGAAAGCAAGAATGTCTTACACCGATGGACTCATGTTCATCCGCTCGGTCAGCCTCCCCGAGGGCACGGGCGCCGCGGTCCAGGCCATCCAGGGCGCCCAGAGCGTCAGCACGCCGACCTTCGGGGAAGAGTACGCCTTCCCGGGCGGCTGCACGATCCTGGAGTTCGGGCTCAACGTCCAGGTCACCCTGGGCACCCAGGCCTCCGCGGCCCCGGTCGTCGCCCTGCTCGTCGGGGCGGCCTCCGCGGTCGGCGCCAGCGGCACCGAGATCGCGACCATCACCCCCGCGGCCAGCGCCCCGGCGGGTACGCGCGTCATCTCGTCCTCGGCCAACTTCCCCTACCGGGTGAAGCCGGGCGAGGTCGTCGTCTTCAAGCAGAAGACCGCCGGCAACGCCGACACGGGCGACTACTTCGCCTACGCCATCGTCCGTCTCGACGGCTACGGCGGAACCAACTCGGCCGCTCCGGTCAGCCGGAAGGCCGCGTAACAGACCACCAACCTACCACGGGGAGGGGCACAGGTCCCTCCCCCTGGTGAACAGGAGAAAGCATGGCCGACATCGCCGCAGGCGACGTGACCTACACCGACCGCGGGCTCGCCAAGAGGGTCGGGAAGCTGACGCACACGAAGACCCGGGTGCAGTTCGGCAACGCGACCCTGACCTACCCGGCCGCTGGCGTCCCGCTCACGCTCGCGAAGCTGGGCTTCAAGACCCAGGTGGAGAGCGTCGTGGTGAACGTGAACGCCACCAGCACCCAGAGCCTGTGGGTCTGGAACGGCAACACGACCGCCCCCACGCTGCTCGGCCTGGAGGTCGATGCCACCGCGGCCGGCGACACCGGGCTGATCAACCTCGACGGTTCGGACACCCCCGCCGCGCAGGACCTCGAACTCACCTGCCTCGGGTACTAGTCGATGGCCGCCGTTACCGCGACGGTCACGACGAAGATCTTCCGCGCCCCGGGGAAGGCGACGCTCTTCCACCTCGTGGGGGCGGCCGCCGACACGGCGGTGAACTCGGGGAGCGTCTACCTGATCAACCCGACCGGGATCGAGTTCGCGGAAATCTCCGCGAGCGATGATGGTGGGGACTGCACGTTGCAGTACTCGGTCGATGACGGCTCGCCGACGGCGTTCGCGGCTCTGTCGCCTACCCAGCAGTTCACGGCCGCGGGCATCAAGGGCCTGCCGTCCGCATCGCTCAAGACGGGATACTACCGGGTCGCCTACGCCAACCCCGCTGGCGGCGCGGCGAAGGACGTCACGATCCTGCTGACCGCACACTGCGACCTGGCGTGATAGAGAGAAGGAGGAGGAGAGGATGCTGAGGGTTCACGAGTACCAGATCGACCGCGCGACCGGGATGGCCGTCCTGGGGAGGACGAACGCCACCAGGCGCTACGTCTCCATGGACCATCTCCCGGTCACGGTCCAGGACCACTACGGGACGGTGAAGTACTACGACGACGGGGGCAACGAGATGGCCCTCACCGACGTGCCGTCTTACATTCTGGAGAGCCTTCTCACGAACCCTCTCCGCACGGGGTCGCAGACGATCGAACAGGTCCTGAAGCACTGCGCCATCTGCTCCGACCCGGTCGCGAGCGGCGAGTACGAGCAGCACCTCATCACCCACGCCCGAGCCGCCAGTGGGTTCGAGGGTGAGGCCCCCACGCCCCCGAAGCGCAAGAAGGAGTAGCCTCTAGATGGCGTTCACCGCGACCAACTCGACCCACGCCTCGGCCCCGAAGGTCCGCAAGACGACCTGGACGGTCACCCTGGCGAGCGGCGACACCGGCAACGGCGCCCACATCCCGGTCGTCCAGTCCGACACCGTCTCCATCCAGGCGACTGGCACGTTCGGGGCCAGCGGTACGATCCTGATCAAGGGGTCGAACGACGGAAGCAACTTCGTCGCCTTCCCGGTCGCGCTCACGTTCTCGTCCGCCGGTGTCCTGACCCTCCCCGATGCCGAACGCCCGCTCTGGGTTCGGCCCGAGTTCACGAACCCCGGGGCCGGCGGCGGGGACTACGTCGTCACCCTGGTCGCTCGCGAGGGCGACTGATGGCGACGACGAAGGTCGACACGGCGATCGGGGCAGGGGTCCGGCGCTGCGTCTGGACCACGACCGCCAACGAGAGCACCGCCCCCATCCACCTGGCGGACATGTACGTCTGCGCCGTGCAGGTCACCGGGACGTTCGACGGCGCGACGGTCACGCTCGAAGTCTCGAACAACTTCGGGACGGGAGCCGGGGCCCCTCACGCCGACGCCTGGCGTCCGCTCGCCAGCTCGATCACCTTCTCGGCGGCCGGGCTCAAGTACGTCCCCACCCGGGAGTGCGGCTACCAGTGGCTCCGCTGCACGACCTCGGGGGCCGGGGCCGGGACCTCGCTGACCATCACCAGCATCGGACGAGTCGACCGCCGGAGGAACTAGGTGGCGAACTTCACGACCGTCCAGGACATCGTGGAGGACGCCCTCTGGCTAGCTGGCGAGCCCTCCTCGTCCACGGGCCAGTACTACACCCGCGCCACCAACCTGGTGAGCGCGATGCAGCAGGCGCTGGTCACCGGGGGCGCGATCGGGAACATCGTCCTCCCCGCCATGGACTGGTGGTGGGCGAAGAAGCGTGCGAATCTCACGGTCCTGCCGGCACAGAACATCACCGGCTACACCGCGATCGGTAGCATCACGCTGACGAAGGACAGCACCTCCGCCACCCTTGGCGCCGCGTGCTCCGTCGACCTGGACTACTACCGGATCGTCCTCGACGGCCAGCGTGAGCAGATCCCGTCCGTCGCGAGTCATACCGCTGGCGGAACCGCGATCACGCTCGACATGGCCTGGAAGCCGGCCACGGTCGTGACCTCGAACTACAAGCTGGTGCCTCTGGAGTTCGCCCTCGCGACCGACTTCGTGCGGTTCGCCGGCCCCCTACAGGTCCCCGAGTGGCCCTACGAGATCGGGATCACCGACCTGGCGTCCCTGGACTCCGCGTTCCCCCTGGCCACGATCACGGCCGGGACCCCGCAACTGGCGGCGATGGTGGGGAACGGCACCAAGGTCCACCTCTCCCACTACTACGCCGACGGGAAGCCGCGCGTCTTCGAGTACGACTACGTCTACTCGCCCGCCGCTCTGACGGTCGGTGGGAGCGACCCTGTCGTGCCTCACCCGCACCGCCGCATCCTCTCGTTCGGCGCCGCCCTCCAGATGCTGTTCGAGAAGAACGACGACAAGCAGGCCGCGATGGGGATCGTCTTCCAGACCGCCTGGGACGCGATGGAGAAGGTCCAGATCAAGGACTCCGCCCGCAGCCCCGACATGGGGCGGCTCATCCCCCGGCCGACGGGCACGTCGTGGGGCGTCCTGCGGACCAGCTCTGGCGTCATCATCGGGTGACCTGTGGCGTACAAGGGCCGGGTCATCCACATCCCGCTCGGGTCGCAGGGCCTCAACCAGAGCCCTAACCCAGCGCAGATTCCGCCAGCCGGCCTGCTCGAAGCCAAGGGGCTGACGTTCGCGGACGACACGCTCCGCAAGGCGCCTGGCGTCACGCAGATCGCCACCTACGATGGCGGGGTGACGACCTACCCGCTGGCGGCCTGGGAGTTCGCCCCGACTGACGGGAAGTCGTACATCTACAGCCTCGGGGCCAGTGGCGTGGTCTACCGCTGCGATTCCGACTCGCCGGCCCAGGTCAACACCACGACCCTGACCACGCTCTCGCCGGTACCCTCGAAGGGGGTGTTCGTCGAGTGCGGCAACGAGGCGTCTACCCGCACCGACCCGGTCAAGGACCGCATGATCATGCTGTTCACCGGGGAGTGCACCCCCGTCGGGTTCCGCGGGGACGCCGGGACCGTCCAGGCCGTCACCGTCACCGGGGACTGGAACTCCGCCTCCAACATGCCCCTCGGCGGTGTGATCCACAACGGGGGGCTGTGGGCGTACGGGAACGCGAACCGCCCGCACTACCTCTACAGGTCGCGGCTCAGCGATCATGCTGACTTCGCCACCACTACGACCCCCACGATGGACGCGATCTTCCAGTCCGTCTACCCGGGGGTCGGGCAACGGATCTACGTCGCCAAGTCCTACAAGGGGATGCTCTTCATCCTGAAGTACCCGCGGGGACTGTTCTGGCTCGACGACACCGACGTGAACCCGGCCGGGTGGCGCGTTCAGCAGATCACCGACTCGATCGGGTGCGCCCCGAGTCCACAGGCCGCGATTCAGCTTGACGACGGCATCCTGTTCGTCTCGGCGGACGGTAACCTGTACGCCCTCCTGGCGAACACCCAGGGTGGCATCGAGGTAGTCAACTACGGGGAGAAGCTGGGGCTCGATTCCTGGCTGCGGGAGAACCTGCACCTCGGGCAGCTCGACAAGATCCGCGGGGTGTGGAACACCACGACCAAGGAAGCCATCTTCAGCTCCTACGCCAAGAACGGCCTCTCGTGGGGACTCACCATCGTGAACGACTTCTCCGCCATGGGGAAGGAGGGAGGGGTCCCTCGCGTCTCGTACGACACCAAGGACGCGGCGACCTGCCTCGGTGTCCGGAGGAACCCGGTCAGCTACCAGTTCGAGACGTTCTACGGCACCTCCGGCGCCCCAGGGACGCTCAGGGTCATCGGGAAGGCCGACCGGACGAACGTCAGCTCGGCGTACACGGGTCTGTTCCAGACCTCGCACTCGAATCTCGGGGAGTACCTCTCCGACGCCGCCGACGCGGACAAGATCAAGTCGATGATGAAGATCTTCGACTTTCTAGAGATCGAGTACATCCCGACCTCCCAGGGCACCCTCACCATCAGGACGTGGGTCGACGGGACCCTGACCGACACCATCTCGGTCACCCTACAGCCGTCCGGGCCGAAGATTGCCTACTCTAGCGGGACCGACTTCGTCATCTACTTGGGTAGCGGTACGACGGCCGCCAGCCTCCTTGGCGGCTCCACCGCGTCAGGCCCCGCCCCGCTCTCCGTCCAGCATGTAAGGTTGACCGGGACAGGCCGCCGCATCTCGTTCGAGTTCTCGAACGCGACGGCGTCCGAGGACTTCAACATCACCGGGATCTACTTGGGCTTCCGGGAGGCTGGACAAGACCTGCGGAGCTGACGGTGGGCGAGCCGTACACCTCCGAGAACCGAGTCGGGTCAGTCTCTAGGTCGGGGGACACCCTCGACTACCCGATCCTGGTCGTGGGCGACCCGGTAGCGGACACCGAGGCAGCGACGAAGAACTACGTCGACACCCGCCTCGTTCCCGGCCCTGGCGGCCCCGTGCCTCGGCTCGTCGGGCGCTGGTACAACCACTTCCTGTGCTGCGCCGCCGTCAGCAACAACATCGCCGCCAGGTCGTGTCGCGCGATGATCTACTACGCTGGCGGCCAGTCGACCTGGGAGAACATCGCCGTCGCTCGCTCATCCATGGCAGCGCCAGGCCTCGGGACCCAGACCATGCAGCTCGGCGCCTACACGCTCAACCCGACGACCTACATGCCCGACCAGGTCATCTATCTGTCTCCCATCCTCCCCGTCGAGGAGACAGCGGACTTCACGGGCATGGACATCCACAACCACGTCTGCACGTACTCGGTCACTGACCCCTGGTTCTACCTCGCCCTCTGGCACGGCGGCGCGGGCAGCGCAGGGTACGACCAGACCGGTTTCTCCAGGGGCTCCTATTGCTGGCCTGGTCACTCCACCGCCGGCTACCCCTACGACGTTCCTCCGGTCTGGCAGGCTACCTCCGCGACTGGGCTCCCGCCCTCTGGGTCGGCGTGGGCGATGAACACCGGGACCGTCTATCCGGTCCGGCTGATGACCAAGCTGAAGTCTCGCCCATGAACCCCGACATCGCCAGACCGGTCAGGTACGCGCTCCTGCGGGCCGGCGGCATCGTGGGCGGTACCATGATCAACGCCCTGAAGACCCCGGACCCGGTCCTGCCGCTCGATGCGGCGACGAAGGGTTACGTCGACATCGCGAGCGCGAATATCGGAAACATCGACTACGAGACGATCCCGTACTCGTTCAACTCCTCGGTCGGTGGCTGGTACTGCGGAATGACCAGCAACTATAGTGCGAGTACCGGGATGCAGCTCGCCCGCGGAAAGTGCTACTACATCATCCAGTTCCTGGGCCTGAACCACACCCACACGTTCTCGACGATCGGGATTCAGGTCAGGAACGCCGTGGTGGGCAACCTCCTCCGCCTCGGCGTCTTCCAGCTCGCGGAAGGTACCTTTCTACCAACGCAACTCCTGGCGGACTGTGGGACGGTATCGGGCGCCTCGACCGGAATCAAGACCACCACCTGTAGCCTGACGACCGCGGGGATCAAGTGGATCGGGCTCGCGTGCCAGTCCGAGGGCTCCGCGGCGAACGCGCGCCCCGGCCCGAGCGAGACGCAGAACGGAGAGTGGGGACCACTTGGTGGCTTTGCCAGCCCGGACTGCAATAACGACCTCAGGTACAACTGCATGCGGTACGTGACGACGGTTAGCGATGGGGCGTTCCCCACCAACTTCGCCAGCTCCGCGTGGGAGTGGTCCCCGTCCGGAACGACCTCGGGGTACGGGGCCCCCACGGTCCACATCAAGGTGATCCCAACGCCATGAGCGAGTTCTTCGACATCAGCATCGCTGGGAGGTGGCGTAGGGTCGCGGTCGACGAGTCGATCACCGGCACCGCCCCCACCAGCACGAACCCACTGAAGTCGCCCGAGAACCACGACGGGCTCATCGCGAAGCGGGTCGAGCCTCAGTGGGTGGACAGGGACGACCCCTCCCTGACGGGCCTCCCTGGGACCCTCTACGTTCCCCGCGTCCCGGTGGAGTCCTCCGAGGTCGTCTGCAAGGCCTACGTCGACAACTTCATGGCGGTCCCCTTCAGCCACATCCTCCAGCCGTGGGTCGCCGGCCGCTGGTACGGCTCGTCCTGGGGCGACCAGTTCGGCGGCGTCACCGGCTGGGTGAGGGGCTGGGGACGGATGGACGTCATGCACCTCGGGAAGAACTTCTCCTTCGATCAGGTGGGGTTCAGGACCTCCACGGTCGGTTTCGGGACCGGGTCTGCGCTGGACATCGGGATCTACCGCGTCGACCCCACGACCCTCCTCCCCACCTCCCTCCTGGTTCAGATCCCCACCTTCGGCCCGTCGCTGACGATCAGCACCACTTACACCACCGCCCTACCTGGCGGGCCCCTGACGTGGTCCGGTCTTCTCGGGCTCTACGCTCAGATCACCGGCGGGACCGGGAACGGCAGCGTGGTCTCCGTCTGCCAGAGCGGGAACCGCGGGGAGAACGTCTTCGGGTTCCTGAGCCCCTACCAGGGGAGCATGGTCGAGTCCGGTGGGGTCGGTGGGGAGCCGTACGCCCTCCTCTACAGGACCGCCATCAGCGGGACCCTCCCGCCTGTCTCCGCCTTCACCCACAACGACATGTCCAGCGGCGGCTCTGGCGTCATGCTGCGCCGGGCCTGAACGTGGTAGAATAGAGGATAGCCATGGGAGCGAGCTACAGCCATGTGACCAGGGCCGCGGGAACGACCCTCACGGCCACGATCTACAACGGCGACCACCAGAACCACATCGACAACATGAAGCCGTCGGTCATCGACGACTACTCCTCCAACGCGGCGGAGTTCCAGACGGTGACCGACCCTGCTGGCGCCCTGTCGACCACCCTGGCGGGCGAGCTGGAGCGGCTCCGGTACCGGATCAAGCAGCTCGGGCGGTACCTGAACGTCGACACCGACCCGACCTACTGGTACACGACCCAGACCTACCCGGTGATCCGGGTGCCCCACGTTCACCTTCGGCTCGTGACCGCGGCTGCACAGACGATCGCGACGAAGGCGAAGACCATCCCGTTCACCGCGTCCGACGCCGACTGGACCGTCGTCACGTTCGACACCGCCGACTACAACTACCCCACGATGTGGGCCCTCGGCGGCGGGAGCACCCCTTCCGGGCTCATCACGATCGTGCAGAAGGGGCTCTACGTAGTCGAGTTCGGCATCGAGTGGGGGACTGGCGGAGGGACGGCCGGGTACCGGGTCTGCGCGATCCGGAAGAACGGGTCGGGCGGGGTCATCGAGTCGGTGCAGACGGTCCCTGCGCTCGCCACCGCCGCCGACGGAACCATCTGCCAGAACGGGTTCTCGATCATCGACTGCGCGGCGGGTGCCACCATTGAGCTGGTCGTCCAGCAGGACAGCAACGCCACCGTGACGATCAACAAGAGTCAGAACTACTCACCGCACCTCAGCGCGACCCTCGTGGGAGGCTACCAGTAAGATGGCGATCACCGCAGCGGCCGTAGCCGCAACGGCAACCGTTGCGAGCACCGCGGCCTCGATGGCCTCGGCGAAGAAGAAGGAGAAGGCCGCCGGCAAGGGCGCCACGATGCAGGCCCCCGGTCCCCGCGAGGCGCTGATGCGCCGGACCCAGTACAACATGCTGACCGGCGCCGGCAACTACGACCGCAGCGCCAGGGCGCAGATGGGGATGATCACCCCGGATCTCTATGACTTCGCCGGGTTCGACGCGGAGCAGGACCCCAACGCGGTCGCCAACTACGAGGCAGCCCAGGCCAAGGTCCAGCGGGCGCAGCAGGCCCGGCTCGACCGGCAGCGTGAGCTGGACGACCTGAAGGGCTCCACCTCCGCCAAGAAGAAGGGCACCAAGAAGTTCGAGAAGCGCAGGAACCGTGCCCGGAAGGCCCGGATCTGGGCCGACCGCGAAGCCGAGACTGCCCAGGCCGAGGCGGACGCCGCCGCGGAGCAGCTCTTCAACCCGACGTCGATCAAGCGCCGCCCTGGCGGGCTCGGGAGCGAGGAGGAGCGGGGCGTCAGCGAGAAGCTACTCAGCCGCGTGAGCGGCGCCCTGGAGGGTAACGTCACCGAGGACCCGTACCTCCTCCGCAAGCTGGCGGAGGATGAGGCTGAGCTTCGCGCGAAGCTCGGCAGGCAGTTCGGGTCCGACTACGAGACGTCGACCGCCGGGGCGTACGCGACCCAGGAGTTCGGCAAGCGGCGGCAGGAGCTGCTCGCCGACTACGCCAGGAAGGACATCACCGAGTTCCTCCCGCTGCGGCAGCAGTTCGAGCAGAGCCTCGCCGAACAGTCCGCGAACCGCATCCGTCTGGCCCTGGCCCCGTCTGGCGCCTACTCCGATGCAGCCACCCGGATGGCGAACCTGGGGAAGGAGTACCAGACGGCCACGGAGTCGTACCAGCGTGACAGGATGGGCCAGCTCGAAGCCGACCGAGAGACGGCGGCGCGCAGGTACGAAGCTGCTGGCGGCACCATGGGTGCGCTCGCGAGCGGCCTCGGACAGCTCGGGCAGGGTGCCGGCGCCTACGCCTGGGGAGTGTCTCAGACGGCACCCAAGACCGGCCAGCAGCCCAGCGGTTGGACCGACCCGGTTGGGAAAGCCTGGGACTGGCTCAAGAGCTAACAGGAAGGAAGACAGATGGCTGACCCGATGGTCGGTAACCCGTTCTCGACGGCGCAGGACATGGCGGCGGAGGACCCCTCTGCTGGGGCCGAGTACGGCGCCCCGATGGCTCCCGCCCCGATGGGGAGCATGCAACCGGGCGGTGCCCCGCCCTCGCTCACGGTGCCGAAGTTCTACGAGGGGTCGGTCACCGAGCTGGGCTCGATGCGTGACCAGCTCATGGACATGGTGCCCGGCGTGAACCAGCTCGCCAGCGACGAGGCGCTCACGATGAACGGGACCCAGAAGATGGGGCTGTTCGCGATGGCGATGAGCAACCCGACCGGCGCGCTCGACCTCGTACGTGAGATGCAGAACCGTCAGCAGCGCCGGAAGGAGCTGGCCGCGAAGACGAACCTGGCGATGCTCGACACCGCCCGCGGCATCCTCACCGCCCAGAACGACGTCAAGGCGAAGATGTTCAAGGCCAACCTCGACGCCCTTCAGGCGCAGCGCGAGCAGCAGACGCTGGACGCGGACCTGGAGTACAAGTCGGCCATGGCCAACTTCTACAACGCCAAGGCGGGCGACGTCGGCGCCGACCGCAACTCGATGATGCAGGCGTGGCAGAGTTTCGGAGACTTCGGCGGGATGGGCGGCCCCCCTGGCGGAACGATGGGCGGGGCTGCCGGCCCCGAGGACAGCCTCATGCCTGGCGAGTCCGCGATGCTCGATGCGGAGACCCCGAACCCGATCACGGGAGAGCTGGGCGGCCAGACCCTGACCCCCGAGGCCACGGCCGACATCTTCGGCGAAGCTCAGCCACTTCCCCGCACGGGCCCGCGGAACCCCTACCCGTCTCTCCCGGGGCGGAGGTCGGTCACGCGCAAGATGACCTCGAAGGGTCCGTCGATCAGCGAGACGGTATCTCCCGGCTACGGCTACGAGGACGTGATCAAGGAGCTGATGAAGCAGCCGATGTTCATCTCGGCGGACGCGAAGACCAAGGCCGAAATGGTGAGGGAGGCGATGCGGTTCGTCAACGACCCGGCCGCACTCGATCGCGCTCTCGGGGGCGGGCTCCCCGGCGAGCGGAGCGGGATGGTCCCCACTGACAGCGGCGACGATCTCGGCCTCTAGGGTCTGCGGATGGCGCGGACCATCGAGGAGCTGTACGGCCCCAACGTCGGCCTAGACCAGGGCGGCTTCCCCATCTCGACCCCAGGGGGCTCAGGATTCAGCGGGGCCGGGGCAGGTAGGAGCTGGACCTACGACCGCGACGCTCCCCTGACCATCATCGAGCCGCCGAAGGTCGTACCTCCGCCCCCCGACTTCGACCCATTCCTGACGCGCCCGAAGGCTCCGCCGGAGGACAGGTTTGGGGAGTGGCTCGAAGGGGCGAAGCAGACCACCGCGAACCACCCCCTCACCCAGAAGTTCATCGACGTGGGCGGGCCCCGGACGATGGCGATGCTCTCCGCCGGGCTCATGGGCGGCCCCATGGCGGCCGGCGCGGTCGGGATCGGCTGGAACACCACCGAGTACCTCGCGAACGCCGGCAACATCCAGGAGGACCCCAAGGGCCTGGAAAAGACGATTACGAAGACGGCGATCCAGTTCCCGTTCGACGTCATGCCCGGCACCCATCTCATCCCGGGCTACTCGGCCGTCGGGGAGGTGGCCAAGCGACTCGCCGTACGCGGCACCGAAGCCGTGGCGATGAACTGGGGCCAGCAGCAGGGCGAGAAGCTCTCGAACACCCTGTGGGACAAGCGCCCGCTCCGCGAGGCCCTGCTCACCCAGGAGGAGGCGCTCACCGGAGCGAAGTTCGCCTTCGCCCTCGGCGTTGGCTTCAGTGGCGTCTTCGAGGCGCCAGGCGCCGTGCACGACGCCCGCGTGAACAGGGCGGGGCGCGACCCTCGTCGCTGGAACCTGGAGCGCAAGCAGTTCGGTGAGGAGATTGCCGAACTATCACATCAGCACGGTGGGGCGACCTACAACCCGACCCGTGGCGGGAACATGGCTGGCCACCGGCGATTCGCCGTCTCCATCTTCCCCGAGCGAAGCCTCGATGTGGTGGGACCGAAGGAGGACCTGAAGCCGGAGGTCATCGCCAACTACATCGCCAGGAACCAGGACATCCTCAGCAAGGGGAAGGGCCGGCTCGGGGTCGGCACCTGGTGGCACGAGGGTAGGGGGGCGTGGGTCCTGGACATCGTGGCGACGCCACGATCGAAGGCCCATGCCATCTACCTTGGCAGGAAGTACAACCAGGAGGCGATCTTCAACCTCCACAAGATGGAGGAGATCCCGACCGGAGGAGACGGCAAGCCGATCAAGATCGACGAGGCCGAGGCCCTGGCTGACGCCACCATGGGTGGCCCCCTTGGCGGGCTCTTCGCCAAGTCGATGAGCGCCCGGGACGAGATCTACACCACGGTCGCTCGGCTCAAGCGGATCGCCGAGGCACGACGCCAGGCGGCAGAGAAGCGCGGGACGCTGAACGCCGCCGTTGCCGGCCTCGATCCCACCACGATCTGGGATACCGCCCTCATGCTCCGGCAGCACGGCCAGCAGACGAAGCTGGTGAACGCTCTGCGAAGCGTCGGCTCCGGGCACATGGCGTTCTTCCCCGATCGCGCCTCCTGGGAGGCCAGGATGCGGGAGGACTTCGGCGACGCCCTCGACGTCCTGAAGAAGCCGCAGAAGCCCACCAAGAAAGAGCAGGCGGCCGGGGCCAAGGTCTACGACACGATGATGGACCGCCTCTGGGACGAGGGACAGAGGGACTTCGCCGACTTCTTCTCCCGTGCGGCGCGCAGCGCACCAGAGCTGCGTGAGTTCGAACGGTTCGCGGTGTCCAACGCCGGTGAGGCCGGGCGCCAGTGGTTCTCGAAGACTGGCCCGATGTTCGAGCGGCTCGGGGTGCCGAAGGAAGACATCCCCTGGCTGCTCGGATTCATGTCCGCCACGAGCACCCGGGCGGACCTCCACATGAACACGAACCTCGGGCTCGAAGGCTACCTCGCGTGGAAGGCCGGGGTCGATCCGGCCGAGGTCGCGAAGATCGCCGGAGGAGGGTTCCCGTCCCGCCAGGCCAACGTCGAGAACCTGCTGACCGAGGGCCCCTGGGGCGCGTTCGGCGGGCTCAAGACCCGGCACTTCCAGCGCAACGCGCTCGGTGACGAGAACGCCGTGACCGTGGACGTGTTCGAGTGGCGGCACATGCTCGGGATGCCTGGGGACGCCCCGCAGGGCGACGCCGAGTACCGGATCGCCGAAGCCATCATCCGCGACCTGGCGTACCAGACGGGGATCAACCCACGCGACAGGTTCGCGATGAACTGGGTGGGGCTCCACCGGGTCGGCAACATGCCGTTCCGCGGGTACGGCGAGCTGGTGGCGCAGCGCCTTCAGATCCCCGACGAGGTCACTGACCGTGTGGTGCAACTGTTCTCCCGGGAGTCGGGGCGCGCTGCCGAAGAGCTGCACACCGCCATCCGGGCAACCCTGAGCCCCCAGGAGCTGTACGAGGCCGGGCTCTGGATGCGCGGGTTCGAAGGCGGCCGGCTGAAGGAGGCCGGCAAGGACATGGTCCGCGCCGCGATCGAGAAGGGCGCGACCACCCAGGGTACCGAGCTGTCTCCCACCGAGCTTTCTACCATCCTCGCTCACCCATCCCTCTTCCCCGTGAAGTCGTACGACTTCCTCCGAGATTCCAAGAGGGAGATCAGCATCAACGACCCGAGCGGGGCGGTCGACGCCAAGGGGAAGCCGCGCAAGATCAAGGTGCCCAACCCCAACTTCGGAAAGCTGCCCGCCGGGTTCGTCGAGGGGAACCCCAACCCCTGGCGCATCGGTGAGGTCCGCGGTACCGAGGGGATCAAGCCTCCCTGGGAGTCGGGCGACTGGCACTTCCAGCGCCAGATGGGGGAGATTCAGGCCCTGGTGTCCGGATCGCGGGTGACCCCCGCCGTGGAGGCCAAGACGACCCCGAAGCAGCTCCCGGGGAAGCGCGGGCGAGGCCAGCGTGGCGCGATGCGGCCTGACATCTTCGGCCAGCTCCCGGTCATCGCTGCCGGCGCCATCGCGAAGGGGTCGCGGCGGTTCAAGGAGTGGTCGCGCTCGGCCCTCCTGGAGTTCGGCCCGTCCATCCGGCCGTACCTCAGCAAGGCGTGGCAGCGAGGTTGGGACCTGCTCGGAGGCGCGTTCAGCTCCTACCGGGCGGCCGGTTGGGGAGCGAAGGGTCCGCACCGGGTCGGGGCCAACTACCGCGCCGACGTGGACGCTTACGCGAAGCTCCCGAGCAGCCGCGGAGGGCGCGTCCTCGACGCCGACCTCGCGCGCGAGCTGGACCCCCGGTACGTCAAGGAGCCCTGGAAGTACGCGGCCGTGATCCACGAGGACGTCGCGGCCCTGATGGACCGCCGCTTCAACGACATCGTCAACGAGGGAGGACACGGGGACCAGGAGTTCGGGTTCACGGGGGGAGGGCCCGGCGCCGGCAAGACGGCCGCCAGGGAGCGCCTCATGGACGTGCAGGGTGCCGGCTACGTCTGGGACGGCACCATGAAGACCGCGAAGAACGCCATCCGGATGATGACCCAGGCCCTGGCGAAGGGCTGGTATGTCACCGACAGCTTCACCTGGCGGGACCCCATCGCGTCGTTCAGGGGGGCCCTGCACCGGGCGATGACCAACGGGAGGACCGTCCCGGTCGACGCCTTCGTGAGCGGACACATCGGGGCCCTGGCGAGCGCCAAGGATCGGCTCGCGCACTTCATGCAGGACCCCCGGTACAGGTTCAGCCTGTTCAAGGTGGCCGAGGGGCCCGACGGCCGCCCCGCGGACCACGAGGAGTTCTCGGCTGGCCGTAGCTTCATCGGCGACGAGCGGATGGGCGCGGCCGAGGTCCAGGCCCAGCTTGACTCTCTGCCGATCCCGGACAAGAATGAACTGAGGGCCGAGGCCCTCCGAATCCTAGAGGAAGAGCATGCAGCAGGACGAATCTCCCAGGACGTCTACGACGGATTCCGACAAGGCGTTGATGGCGCGGTGGCGGGAGGCGTGCCGGCGCCCGACGCGGTTCTCCGGGCCGGACGACCCGGCGTACAAGGAGCACCTCCGCCTGGCGGAGCAGGTAGCACCGCTGGAGCGCCGAAGCCTCCGGGAGGGGTGGCTCAAGACGGGCAAGCTACTGGAGGAGGAGGACCGGCGGCTGCGGCGGCTGCACAAGCTGCCCGAGAAGTAGCACCGAAGGTCGGCAGTGCCGGCGCGGTGCCGGCAAACAGCGCAGACGCGCTCAGGACGGCCCAGGAGGCCTCCAGGAACGCCGGCCGTATCTCTCCCCTTCCCGAGGACACGCCCGGGCTCCCAAGGCAGGGAGAGGCCCCGGACGACCGGTTCTCTCCGGAGGCGTTCGAGCGGATGTACGCGGACAGGCCTCAGGAGGCCCGTGACGCGCTGCATCAGATCGTCGAGAGCAACCGGGACCGCATCGAGGCCTGGACGCGCGGCACCCAGTCCCGGGAGCGTGCACGGGCTCTCGGGGAGCAGATCACCTCCGAGGTCCGCAGCGGCCCGCTGGCGAAGGGCACGACCCTGAACGACGCCCAGCTCGCCCACCTCGGGTCCCTCGTCGGTGCCCTGCAGGAGAAGGTGGCGGAGCTGAGCCGCCTCTGCGCGACCCCCGAGGGGGCCTCGCCGGCCAACCTCCTGAAGCTCAAGCTCGCCCACCAGGAGCTGGTGAACGCCGTGATCTCGATGCGCGGGGTCCGCAGCGAGATGGGTCGCGGGCTCGCTTTCATGCGCTACCAGATGTCGGCCCTGGCGTCGCACGACCAGCGGATGATCGACCGCGCCCTACAGGCCGGGATCTCGATCGACAAGGTCCAGTCCGCGATGCAGGAGAACGCCGGCAACCCGGCGGCCCAGTTCCGCGCCCTGATGGCGGCCAGGAGGATCGGCCTGGGCGGCCTGTGGCGCTGGTACATCGTGAGCAACCTGCTCTCGAACCCCCAGACCCACGAAACCAACGTCATCACGAACCTGCTCAACACCGTGCGGCTGCCCGTCTCCACCCTCGCTGCGGCGCCGTTCGACGCGGCGGTGAGCGCGGTGACGGGGCGCCCTCGGCAGCTCTACGCCGGGGAGGTGAGCCCCCAGATGGTGGGCCTGGCCACCTCTATCATCCCGGCGGTCCGGAAGTCCCTCCACGTCCTGCTGAAGGGCTACACGCCCGAGGGGCTCGACGCTGGAGACTTGGAGATGCGACCCCCGGAGGTCGGTGCCGGTGTGGTCCCCGACCCGATCGTTGGTCTTCTGAACGCCCCCGGCCGCGTGAGCGCGATGGCTGACGTCTTCGCCCGCACGATCTCGACCGAGCAGGCACGTCGAGGGCACGCCTACTACCTGGCCCGGCGACGGGTCCTGGAGAGCGGGAGCCGCGGGCACACCGCCAGGGGGAAGATCGCCGAGGAGTACGCCCGGCTGGTTGCGGAGAATCCGGTCGACATTCTCCGCGCGGCCCAGAAGGTAGGGGAGCGGACCGTCTTCCAGGAGGCGGCCGGGCCCATGATCCGGTCGGTCAAGCAGATGCGGGACGCCTTCGGGCCCCTCGGGGATGTTACCGCGACGTTCATCAAGACCCCGCTCACGATCGGCAAGCAGGGGGTGCAGGCGACCCCGCTCGGCATCCTGTTCAAGCAGGCGCGCGCCGGGGACCGCACCGCCAGGCAACTCCAGGGCGAGATGATCGCGGGCACGATGTTCACCGGCGCCATCCTGGCGGCCAAGATGCACGGGCTCATCGAGATTACCGGGGCCGGGCCCTCCGACCCCGCCGACCGCGACACCTGGCTCGCTGCCGGGAACCTGCCCCAGTCGGTCCGGGTGAAGATCCCGCGGTCGGTGCAGGGGGCGATGGGGCTCGCACCCTCCTCGTCCGACGAGTACTCGATCCCGTTCAAGGCCCTGGGGCCCCTGGCGGTGCCCATGTCCGCGATCGGGAACCTCAACGACGCGCTCGAAGACGCACGCCTTCGCCAGGCGCGGAATCCGGACAAGCCCGTCGACTACATGGCGAGGGCTTTCGAGGTAGCTGGCCGGGTGGGCTCTACCATGGTGAGCCTCGGCGCCTTCCGGAACATGTACGACTTCCTGAACCTCATCGAGGACCCGGAGATGATGGGGAAGCGGTGGATTCAGGGCGTCACGAACGCCCTCACCCCCGCTGGCGCCGGCCTGCGCGCCCTCGCCCGGTATCAGGACCCGGTCGTTCGCAAGCCGCAGGCGGAGGGGGACTCGCTCTACAGCCAGGTGTCCTCGCTCGTGAAGCAGACGGTGCAGTCCGGGCTCCCGGGGCAGACGCAGTACGTGCTGCCTCGGATCGGGAACTCCGGCCGCGTCGTCACGAACAAGACGAACCCGCTGGTCGACCCCGACATCGTGCCGATCAACGAGAACCCCACCAGGACGGCGATGGCGGAGTCGGGGCTACGTCTTCCGATGCAGGACACGAAGCAGTTCACGGTGAACGGCAAGACCTATCCGCTCTCGCCGGCCGACCAGAACGTCGTCGCCCAGGCCCGCGGCCGGGTTCTCTACGACGTCGCGAAGCAGGTAACGACCACGGGAGCGTGGGAGCGAAGCTCGGCGCCTGACCGCCGGAAGCTCATCCAGATGCACGCCAGCCCGAAGCTGGACCTTATCAAGTGGAAGGCCTTGCGGTACGTCCGCCAGGGGGTCCCGATCCCCGGCCTCGAAGCCCTCATGTAGTGGTGGGGCGTATGAGGAGATGGCGATGGAAATTCTGCATCAACTTTGGCCGATTCTGGTAACCGTCCTGGGGCTAGCCGCCGGCTTCGGGGCGAACCGCATGGCCGTGATGCAGCTAGCTACCAAGATCGACGCACTGACGGTAACGGTGGCGGCGCTGCACTCCGTCCTCAACGGGCTCACGACCAAGCTCGCGGTACACGAGGTGGAGGTCAAGCACCACATCCGGGAGGACGAGCATCAGTTCAAGGCCCTACAGAAGAGGGTCGAGCAGCTCGACCAGCACGTCGAGCGGATCAGGCAGACCTGTCTCTCCACCCATAGCGCCGCGGCCGTCGCGCTCAGGCCTATCGAGGAGAAGCTCTCGTGCCTCTACCCCGGTAAGCTGCCGCCGGTAGTCGCCGCGACCCCCAGCAAGACCGATGAGGAGGAGAGGCGGTGAGCAGGTTCGAGGAGGCCATGTCCTGGCTCGGCCCGATCGAGGGCGGGGTCAGCAACCACAAGGCGGACAAGGGCGGGCTGACGAAGTGGGGCGTCACCCAGGGAACCTACGACGGATGGCGCCGGAAGCGCGGGCTCCCCGAGCTGACCGTCATCGGGATGACCCGGTACGAGAAGGAGCAGATCTATCTAGAGGAGTACTGGCAGGCCGCCGGGTGCGATGACCTCCCCTGGCCCCTGGCGCTGGTGCACTTCGACGCCGCGGTGAACCATGGCCCTGCGCGGGCCCGCAAGTTCATCGTGGAGAGCGCCGGCAACTGGCGCAGATACATCGGACTCCGGGAGGCGTTCTACGTCTACCTAACGAAGACGAAGCCATCTCAGCTCGCGTTCTTGTCCGGTTGGATGAACCGGATGAAGCGACTCACCGTGCTCTGCACGAAGGAAGACAAGCCATGATCCCCCTCGTCGTTGGCCCTGTGGCCGATCTCATCACCACGATCCTGAAGCGGGTCCTCCCCGCGGAGAAGATGACGGAGCAGGAGCGCGCTCAGATCGAGCTTGAACTGCTCAAACAGGACTGGACGGGGGTCCTGGGGCAGCTCGAAGTCAACAAGCAGGAGGCCGCCAGCGAGTCGCGCTTCGTCGCCGGCTGGCGCCCGTTCGTCGGCTGGGTGTGCGGAGCCGCCCTGGCGTGGGCCTACGTGCTCTGCCCCCTGCTCACCTGGGCGCTGATCGCCTCCGGGATCAAGGTCCCGCCTCTCCCAGACCTGGCTCTCGGGGAGCTGATGCCCGTGCTGTTCGGGCTCCTCGGGCTCGGCGGGCTCCGGACCATCGAGAAGGTGCAGTCCGCCAACAAGCGGCGCTAGAAACCAAGAGGCCCCGGGGGCGCGAACCCCCAGGGCCTCCACCTCATCTTCCTGGCCCTCGGCCTCTCTCTAGGCCACCACGTCTACCAGGACGCCGTTCGTCTTCCTCCACTGCCGGTACTGTAGCAGTGGCGAGCCACAGTACCGCTTCCCCACCGGGGTCCCCGTCGGCTGCGAGAACCCCACCGCCATCTCTACTCCCCGCTCGAACGCCTCCTCCAAGGCTAGCTGCACGAGGAAGTTCCCCAGGTGCCTCCCGCGCTCGCTGGGAACGCACGCCCCGCCCCCGATGCTGGCGATCCCCTCGAACACGTAGAGCACCACGGTGCGGACCGGGCGCCCGTCGAGGTAGAGGATGAACGCGGCCGTGTGCCGCCCTACCAGCGATTCGAGGTGACCGTAGAACCCCTGGACGTCGGCCAGCGTCCAGCCCCAGGTTTCCCGGCACGCCAGGTGTTGGACGTGGACGAAGTCGTCGAGGGTCTGGGTGTCGTCCACGAGCTTGATTTCCACCAGGGGCATCAGGTCATGGTTCCGGCAGGCGGCCTCGTAGCTGTGCTCCGTCACCGCGTCGAGGTCCTTCGGAAAGAGGGCCCAGATCGGCATGGTGTACGTGCACTCGAACCCGAGGTGAGCGAGCCCGTTCGCGAGCGCCGCATCCTGGTGGTCCGCCGTCTGGACAATCCACCGGCTGGAGTCGAAGTCCCCATGGCTCTCCAGCTCCGTCATGGCGAGGATCGGGTAGCCCAGGGCGGCGTTGGGGCGGGGGATCGCGATCCCGGCGCCGCTGTTCCCGCAGCGCCACCCGAACAGGCTCCAGCCGGCGCGCTCCAAGGCGAACCCGTGGGTCGCGTTGCGGTGGATGTGGCTCTGGACCGCGATCCAGTGCGCGTCGATGTCCTCCGGGAACCTCATGCGTAGCTCTCCCCTCCGAAGATGTCCCGCACCTCTTCTACGGTAAGCGGGCGGTAGACCCCATCGACCCACACCTTGGGCGACTCGGTCGAGGGCCTCGTGTACGGGAAGTCCGGCGGCATCGGCCCCTCGTTCTGCCGTACGATCTCCGCCACGGTGCGCGGTGCCCGAGGGGCAACGGGGACGCTCCGACAGAGGCGCAGCTCCTGGCCAGTCTTCCCCCTGACCGCCGGCCGGTCGTCAACGAACGACCCGAGGGAGACGGCGTCGAGCAGGATCAGCATGCAGGCCGCGACGCTCGCCAGGTGGGGGGCGCCGGCCTCGGTGTCGTTGTCCTCCCCGTCCATCGCGGCGTAGAGGTGCCGCAGCGCGGCCTCGATGTAGACGGAGTAGCGGACCTTGCTCTCCCTCCAATTGTACGGGCCGTACTTCTCGGCGCCGTGGGCCATGACCTTGGCGACCTGGACCAGGCCAACCGGCGGGACGAGGCGCAGCGGGGCCTTCGTCAGGCCGACAGCGTCCTTCGGGTTCAAGCCATCGTTCATAGGGTGACCTCCTTCATGTGGCCCCAGTCGGGGCCGGCTTTGAACTCTACGGGCATGCTCACGCGGAAGGGGAAGTCCCCCATCGTGTGCGCGATCTCCCGTAGGTCATGGAACGTGGTTCGTTGCGGCAACTCGAACAGGATAGCGTCGTGAATCTGGAGCAGCATCCTGCCGCCCAACGACTCGTAGATGAAGGGTTCGAGCCGCAGCATCGAGCGCCGGGCCATCGCCCCGACTCCTCCCTGGAGTATCGAATTGCTCGCCGTGCGAGGGAAATTGCTGGTGACGTCGAAGTGCCGTATCCTCCCATCCCACAGCCGCACGTACCAGTGCAGCTCCGCCAGGTCGGCCGCCCTCCGGAACAGCGCCCGAGGGCCCTTGATGCGCGAGTGATAGAGTGAGAGCCACTTCCTCGCATCGCGCGTCTCGATGTGCAGCGTCCTGCCCAGCTTGGCGGCCCCGAGCCCGTACGCGGCACCGTAGTTGATGTTCTTAGCAATCCTTCTTGGTATCCCCAGCTTCCTCGCTACTTCCTCGTGCACGTCCGCACCGGTGAGGAACGAGCGCATGAGTAGCGGGTCCTGGGTGTAGTGCGCGCAGAGGCGCATCTCGGCCTGCGACCAGTCCGCCAGGTAGAGACGGTAGCCGGGCCGCGCGACGAACACGTCCTTGCACTTGAACCACTCGCTGCGGTGCGGGGTCGCGTGGAGCGCCGGCTCCTTGATGGACAGCCGGCCCGTCTTGACGAACCAGAACGACGGGTGAAGCACGCCCTCCTTGGCGAACCTCCGGTAGGGGGTGTAGAACGACCTCGCGGCCTTCGACCAGGCCCGATGGCGAAGCAGCGCGCGGACGCGCTCATCCGGTAGGTGTTCGATCAGCACCCTGGCGGTCGATTCGAGCCCCAGCACCTCCTTGAGCTGCTTCGGGGAGCGTGGGTTGACCGCCTGCCCGCAGAGCCGCTGGAACTCCCGCTCCTCGAACTGCTCCATCTGCTCGGCCTCGGTCAGGTACTGGTCGACGAGAGGCATGTCGATCTGCAACCCGTGCAGCTCCATCCGCGTCAGCAGCAGCCAGTACCGCATGTACTCGCTGATGAGGTGATCGGTGCGGGTGCGGCGCATCCTCGGGACGATCGTGTCGATCAGGTACTGGACGTGGCGGCAGTCGTCCTCGGCGTAGGGCGCGACCACGGTCGCCGGCATCCTCCAGATGTCGGCCTTCGCGTCGAGCCCATGCTCCTTCGCGTACTGGAGTAGCTCCGTCTCCGTCCTGACCGCGGCCGACCCTCGTAGCTGGGTGATCAGCCGCTTCAAGGCGTAGCTGCGAAGGTTCTCGGTCCAGAGGTGCGCCAGCACCCTGGTGTCGAAGATCGAGACAGGCCACCCGCCCATCCCCTCCGCCACCTTCAGCATCCGCAGGTCGAAGGGCAGGTTGTGGTTCGCCCATACCCTATCCCTGACCAGGGCCCAGAGGTCACTGAGGACCGCCAGCGGCAGGTTCTCCGTCTCGGGGTGACGGAAGGGGAAGTAGACCGGCTCCCCACTCCCGCACTTCACCGCGGCGCCGACGACGCAGCTATCCCGGTGCCAGGGGTCGAGCCCCCGCGTCTCCAGGTCCATGATGATGAACCTGGTGTCCCGCACCCGAGATAGCTCCCTCTCTACGTCGTCGGCGCCGATGATCATTCAGCCCTCCTTGATGTCCTTCTTGTCGATCCGGACGTCGATCTCGATCCCGATGAGGGCCCACACGACGGCCACGAGCCCCACCAGGAAGAGAAGCCCCAGGACGCTCCCCATCACTCGTCGAAGGCCCGGTAACCAGCCCCCTCCGGCGGGGCCGAGACGTCGCCGAACTCGATCTGGTCCTCTCCCTTGTAGCTGCCGTGCTTCACCTGGGCGCGCAGCTTCTTGCCGATGAAGTCCGCCACCTTGAAGGTGACCTTGCTCCCCTTCGTGGGCGGCTCCAGGCCGAGGGCGCGGAGCGCGCCGTTGAAGCGCCAGCGGGCCTTCGGGCTCGCCACGAGGAACAGCTTCCCCTTGACGAGCGGCTCCTCGACGCACTCCAGGCTGAGGACGAACATCGTCGAGCCGTCCTTCGCCTTCTTCGAGAAGTCGGCACCGCGGACGATCACGTCGTAGTCGCCCTCCGCCGGCAGCGCGAGCGAGCTGCCGTCGATCTCGATCTCCTCGACCGGGGTGTCGACGTCGACCGGGACGTCGTCGTGGGCCGGCCAGAGGTCGGACCCGAACATGTCGGGGTTGGCCCCCTTCGTCTCGCCGTTGAACTCGATCACTTGCTGTCTCCCTTCTTGCCCATGGTCTGCGTCTGGGCGTACAGGTTGTAGATGTACTTCATGGCGGGCAGCCCCTTGATGGTGGGACCGGGATTACCCGGCTCCACCTCCACCATGCCGCCAAGGGCCTCGGCGAACCTCGCCCCCCTGGTCTTACAGAACCCCACCGGGCCCTGCTTCTCGGTGAGCAGCACCCGCTTGCCGTCGGGCGTGCGGTGCAGGTACCACGCGAAGTCGACGAACCCGATGATGGCGCCCCCCAACTTCTCGGTGAACGCGGGCCCGATGCTCAGCGGCTTGATGAGGCCCCGCCTCACGTTCTCGTCGAACCTCTTCCTGTCCTCCACGGTGGCGGAGGCCGGCGGCTGAGGGTACCTGACCTGCGGCAGCGCCGTGATCAGGACGTGCTTGTCGAGGTCCCGGAACCAGCGGAACAGCCGGCGCTGGCGGGTCGTGTTCTTCCCGTAGTCCTGGAGCTGCACGTCGTCGCGTGACTCCCGGTTCCCTCCCTTCTTGAACGCATCGCTGACCGTCTCCTCCAGCCCCATCGAGGCCAGCTCGGTCCCGCTGTCGACGACCACCGACTTGAACTCGGCGTATTCCTTGGCGCCGTTCGCCAACTTCCAGAAGACGCTCTCGAACTGGTCGACCGTCTTGATCCTCTCCTTCCAGATGTCCTGGCGGTGCGCGACGGATAGCGTGCCTCCCTCGATGTCCAGGAAGAGGACGGGCGCCATCTCCTCCACGTCGGCCGCGGTGGCGAGCAGGCTCGTCTTCCCGTCCCCGGCGGGGCCCACCACGAGCCCGTTCAGCAGGAACCTCTCGATGTTGACCAACTCGGGCATGCTACTCCCCCTCCTTCACGGGGCTGTTGGAACCGTAGGCTGGGTGAGTGGCCTGCCCACGAAGGCCCGCGAGACAGTCCTCCCGCACCCCACACCACCGGCACTTCGCGTAGTCCAGGCTGCGAATGAACGCCGCATCGTCGCCCCCCTCTATACCACGACTGATCCGGGTGGCAAGGGGGACAACCACACGGTCCCAGATCGCCTCGACCTCGGCGTGGGAGCGGTAGTTCCGGTACTCCTTGTGGAACGGCAGCAACTTATCTTGCATGTCGGAGTACGCGCCAGGGTCGAGCCCGTGCTGCAGCAGCGCCTGGCGGTAGTCGTGCCACGAGCAGCGGATCGGCCGGCGTGACATCGTGCCGTCCTTGTTGACGGACGGCTTCGTGGGGTCCTCGGTTAGGGCCCGGACCATGATGGTGCCCCGCACCGGCATCCCCAGCTCCGCCAGGACCTTCTGATAGAGCGCCGCCTGGATGTCGTAGCGGGTGATCTCGGGGTCGCTCATGTCCGACGAGAACTTCCAGTCGAGTATCCAGCTCAGGCCGTCCTTGTCGGTGCAGACCCAGTCCGGCTTGGCGACGACGGCGTCGAAGATCCCCACCCGCTTCTCCCAGAGCAGCTTGTAGTCGATGAGCGGGTGCCCGTTGAGCACCGCCGTCTTGAACCGCTTCGTGGGCTGGAACCAGTCGACGGTCCGCTGCGCCAGGCGTGTCGCCTTCGCCACCAGGGCCTCCTGATCGGCCGCACTGAAGCCCTCGGGGAACGTGAACTCCGAACACGCCGCCTCGATGAAGGGCCGAATCTGGCAGGCCTTGAGGTAGCCCTCCATGCCGGCGTGTGCGAGGATGCCGGTGATCCTCGTCGTGACGTCCCGCATCGTGTCCTCTACCTCGACGCGGTCGAAGGATAGAACCTTCGCCTTGAACTCGCAGGTCTGATATCCCCGCAGGATGCTATACGACAGCCTCATTCTCCCTCCACCCGATCCCGACGCAGGAGCTGGCGAACCACCTTGGCCACCTCGTAGCAGAAGTCATCGCTCGCGTCGTACGCTACCTTCCTGACCTCCTCCATCGTCTCGGGCAGCACCAGGCACTGGGCCCAGTTCGACGGCCCCTGGCCCCGGATGTGCCAGTAGCCCGACGGCAGCTTGCTGATGCGGATCGTCATAGAAGCTCCTCCACGTTTACCTTCGTGACGGACCAGCCGTGGCTGTTGTTCCCCTCGATGAAGCCCTTCTGTGCGAGCTGGCGCAGGGCGTTGAGGATGGTCCCCTTGTTCATGTCGAGCACCCCAGAAACCAGCTCGGCGGTGACCGGGACCTTGTTGCGCCGTACCTCCTCCAGAACCTCTCCCTGTAGCTTCGTCAACCTCTCCTCTCCCGACTTCTCCTCCTTCACCTCCGGCTCACTCTCCGTCACGACCATGATCGGGACCCGGTCCAACTTGACGTCGAAGTGCAGGTTGGTAGGCAGCAGGTCCTCCCCGGCCTTGAAGTGCCGCGACACGACCACGTTGTTGGTCAACGGCTTCCGACTGAACGACCAGACGGTTTCGGTCGAGGCCACCAGGAGCTGGCTGCCGTACATCTCGTGCAGCGGATTCGTGGGCCCGTCCTTCTTCTCCCCCGTGGGCTTGCGCGTGTGGTGCACGATGAGGAAGGTAGTCTTGTAGATGTCTCTCAACCTCTTCAGCCGGTTGATATGCCGCAGGCAGCCGGCGAACCAGTCCTTGTAACTGGCGATGATGTAGAGCGGATCGAACATGACGAGGGAGGGGCGTAGGGCCTCCAGCGCGTGGTGCAGGTTCGTCCAGCACACCTCGTCCTCGAACGTGAAGCCGCCCATCGGGGAGATGGTGAGGGGGATGTTGGTTGGGACGTCGTAGAAGTCGGCGGGGCCGTCGTAGTACTTGGCGACCGACAGGGGGCCCATCCTGCCGGCGGTGTCCTCCGGGGAGTCCTCCTCCTGAATCATCAGGACGGGGCCCGGGCGCGCGACGGGGTAGGTGCCGAGGAACGGCTGGCCGGTCGCGACCGACAGGGCGAGGTCCTGCGAGGTCCAGGTCTTGAACGCCCGCGGCTCACCGAGGATCATGCCGATGGTGGCGGCAGGAAGCCAACCCTCGATCAGCCACTCCTTCTCGCGGCCCTCGAACCGCTGCATGAACGCCTCGAACGAGTAGAGCACCATTTTGGAGGCCTCGGACGCAACCTCCTGGGCGCGCTGCTCCTCCTTCGCAGCGATGCTGGTGACGATCCGCCCCAGCTCCTCGTACTCCAACGGTGGCTGGTTCTTCGAGTTCCATCCGTCGAGCGCCGCGACCACCACGTCGCGTGGCATGCCCTTGCTCAGGAAGTAGCCGGCCAGCTTCGCTGCGGCGCTGTTCCGTCCGCCCTCACCCACGCCGTCGGTGAGGATTCCCGCCAGCCAGTTCTCGGTCGGGCGCACCACCGTCGCCTTCTTCTCCTCCGCCTTCTTCGGGGCGACCAGGTGAAAGACCTTCGACGGCATCGCCTGGGGCGCCACGCGCGTGACGGGCTCCCCTCCCCAGACGTAGCCTCCCACCCCCTTGATCCGAGAGGGCGGGGCGAGAACGTAGCCGCCGTTGCCGCGGACGTCGACACCCTGGAGAACGCCGGCCCGGCTCGTCAGCTTCTTGGTGATGTAGTAGAAGTGCCAGCCACCGGAGGGCGTGTTCACCCAACACTGGGTAGACCCCTGGAACGGCTTCGGGTCCCCCTTCGTCTTGACGTCGACGTCAACCACGTCGACCCCAGACGGATCACCGGTCAGGATGGCGATGTTCGCGTCCGGCCACTTCCCCCACCACTCGGCTACCTGCTCCCTGGTCGGGCGCTTCCTCTGGAACGGTCCCCAGGCCACGAGCGTCGGGGCCTTCTCACCCGGCGTCACCGGCACGGGCACCCACCCGTGATCGTAGTACGCCAGCGCGTAGTCCTTCATCATCGCCATTCAGTGATCCCTCCTGCGCCCTTGCGCGCGCAACTCCTGGTAGCAGAGAACTCCGAGGACGTCCAGCGCGGTGATCGTGGGGAGGCCGGCGAGCATGTCGAAGTGCGAGCGGTAGACGCGCCAGATCAGCCCCTCCTCCAGCTTCAGCTCGGGGTTGCAGTCGAAGAACATCTCCATCGTGCTCACCCCCGCCTCGCGCGCCATCATGCCGCCCCCCTCCGCCGGGAGCCGGGCCCCCACGCACGGCCGCCCTTGACGCGGGCGAGCAGCATCGTGGCCGAGAGCCCCAGGGTTTCGCAGATGGTGCGGAAGGAGAAGACGTAGTCCGCGTCGGGCGACTCGAACCAGGTCCGCTCCTTGATGTAGCCCCTGGTGCAGGCGTCCGCCAGGACGGCGAGCTGAAGCCCGGCCACCCCCTGGCTCACCGGGATGGGGCGGCGCCACTCGATCACCTGCTCCTGGAACTGGTTGTCCCGTATCGCTTCCACCAGACGGCGAAGAGATGCCTGAGGAGGGGTTCTCATACCGGGGTCCGGCGGATGATCGTGCGGAGGGCCCGGCGGGTGCCGGCGTCGTGAAGGGGGTAGCGCATCTCCCGGAGGCGGCGGCCAAGTCGGTCGAAGCCGCCCTCGATGTAGATGTAGTCCTCCTGGACGCAGACGTAGACGGACGACGGCTCCCGGCCTGCGATGGTCGTGGGTCGCCGGATGCGGAGGCCCCCGCCGTCACGTCTCGGCCTCGACCGCCGCCGCCCGCGCTCGACGCAGAGGCCGGACGCGACGCAGACGCGGGCGATTCGCCAGATCACGTCGAGCTGTACGGCGCCAGGGCAGAGCACGCGCATGGCCGCCAGGCCGAGGGTGTCGCGCATCGCCTCCTGTAGCCGCTTCATCATGCCGAGGTCGAGGGCGCTGGGCTGGGAGAAGACGACGTAGGGGATGGTCAGGCCGTACGGGTTCACGGCCGGGCCCACAGGACGCGGGCCGCCTTCAGGAGCCCGGCGTAGCACTCCTCCAGCGCGCCCTCCAGGCAGACCACCTTGGCGACGTACCGGCAGACGCTGGACTCGTAGTTCGCGACGCAGCTTCTCAGATAGGCGATCTCCCGGCGGAGCTTCACGTTCTCGATGGTGTGCTTCTCGATCTCGGCGTCCCGGTTCATCGTGGCGTCAATCAAGCCGTCGCGCTCGATCTCCAGCCGGTGGATCTCGTCCACGAGGTCCGAAGCGTCGAGGGTGTACAGCCTCCGCTCGTAGTGTGTCAACGTCGTCTCCTTCCTTTCTAGGCGAGGAGCCCGGACGGCGTGCGCCGTGCCGCGACCCGCTCGCGGTTGTTGATCTGGACCCGGTTCCCGGCAGCCTGCCCATCGAAGTAGGCGCCCCGGTCCCGGGTTCCCCTGACGTCCTGCCGCGGCTTCGTGTGGCGGACGTGCTGCTCGACGTAGCGGTCGACCGCGTTCCGCTGCTGGTCGAGCACCACCAGGGCGGTAGTCTCACCGGCGGTGTTGCGCGCGGCCTGGCGCTCCTTGTAGGCGTCCCGCAGCCGGCGCGATACCCTGCTCGCGCAGCCCCGGACGAAGTCCTCTCCCTGGATGCGAGAGGTCGCCCGGTAGTCCCGCCGGAGCTGAGAGCACTGCTGTACCAGGAAGTCCAGCAGCGCGATGGACGCGCGGACGTTCGGCTCGGTGCCGATCCACTGGAGCGAGCCAGCCGGCCCCTTCAGGACGAAGGTGTAGCTGGTGGCGGCGACGGAGGTCGCGATCCACCCGACCCAGGTGGGGACGGTCTTGCGGCTCCCGTGCACCCCGGAGGTGACGCGCCCCAGGGGGTCGACGTCATGCCCGTCGACCTGCGCCCGGGTGAGCGCGTACTCCTCCAAGAGGCGCTGGGCGTGCTCGGCGGCGAGCGAGGCCTCGGCCTCGGTGGCCCCGCGGGACTGCGCCAGGTTCAGCAGCTTGCGGACCTTCGTGATCACGTTCTGGATGGCGTCGTTCATTCCGTCCTACCTCCACCCGGTAGTGTGTCACCGGGGTTCGCGAATGTCGAGAGCGCAGGCTTCAAGGCGAACGCGAAGCAGCGCAGGCAGAGCTGCGGGCGGGTTGGGAGGTTGATGCGGACCCGCACCTGGTGGCTCGTCTTCGAGCAGCCCTCGCAGCGGCGAGCCTCGTCGGCCGGCCAGCCCCCGTCACCCATCGTCGCGCCCCCGGACCCACGCGGTGTGGTCGGCCACGTATACGACCCACGTCCCGTCGTCGAGGCGGATCGAGTCGAAGATCGCCAGCGCCCCGCCGTAGCTGATGCCGTCGCGCTCGTCGGGCCTCTCGACCGGCACGAGCTTCGCGTAGTAGTATGTCATTCTATCTCCTCTTGCTCCTCGCCCATCGACTCCAGGACGGCGGCCGCAGCGGTCAGGTTCTGCGCGGCGTATGATAGGTGGACCCTCACGCGAGCCGCGATGGGGTTCTGAACGAGGGCCAGGAGGCCGGCGGCGACCTCCTTCACCTCGTGCGCCAGGAGGGTCGTGGGGCTCACAGCTTCCCCTCCGCCTTCAACTGGCGGTAGAGATTACCGGTCGCCTCGTACCAGCGGGCCTGCGGGTAGCGGCCGAGCCTCAGGCAGCGGACGGCCAGGGCCTCGCACAGCTCGCCGAAGTCCGCCACGTCGTCGGGCGAGGGGGCCGCGGTCAGCGCCTCGTGCTCCTGGTTCTCCTTGACGATCCACTCGATGTCTTTCATGCTCTCTCCCTGGGGGGCGGGGACCCGAAGGTCCCCGGCTGAGGTGGGTAGGTCAGGCGGCCTTCGAGGTGCGGCCGTAGGCGTCCAGGACCTGGAAGGCCTGGGCCTTGTGGTCGGCGCCCGACCCGGTGAGGATGTAGGCGAAGCGCGACTCCTCCCGGCTGCGCCGCGCTCCCCGCGAGTGGTGATCGACGTACTCGGTCACCCCCTGGAGGAGCCCGTAGAGCGTCCCGCCATAGGCGGCGTTCCCGGTCCCCAGGTAGGAGAGCTGGAGGATGTCGGCGGCCGGGCCCTGGGTGATGAACTCGGCCGTGCCGAGGTCCCGGTAGGGCTTGCAGACGGTGAACTCGCGGCAGAGGTCGACCAGGTCCCCGTCCGTGACCGTGATGTCGGCGAGGCGGGCGGCGCGGATGGCGAAGTCGTCGAAGATCCCCAGGGCAACCCCCAGCTCGTCCGTCTTAGCGGCGAGCGCCGTGGGCGCGCTCTGGGTATGGCGGACCTTGAACCCCACCTCCTTTCGGCCCACCGCCTTGGCGGCCGACAGGGTGTTCCAGCAGACGACTCGGGTGTTGGTGGGGATGGCGAGGAGGGCGCCGGAGCCGTCGTGCGCCGTCGTTACGAGCAGGAAGCGGCGGTAGCGGTCGCCCGCGATCTCCGTCTCCTTCAGCTCCGCGAGCCCCCAGATCACCTGGCCGCCCTTCAGCGACCCGGCCGTGTGCAGGCGGGCCTCGTCCCCGAACAGGCGCTCGAAGACCCCGAAGGCCTCGGCGTTCTGAATCGGGGTGTAGCGGTCGCCGACCACCCCGAGGACCCGGTCGTCCTGGCCGCGCACGACCCCATAGGCGCTGGTCGACACGCGCTTGCCCGAGTCGAGGACGGCGAAGAGGGGCGAGAGCCCCACCTCCCAGTCGAGGCCGGCGAGCTTGATCGCCTGGGCCCAGGGGATGTTCTCCGGAACGACGGTCCCGAACCCGTGCCAGGCGGCCTCACCGGCGAAGAACCCGCTCTCGAAGTGTGCGCTCATCGTGACTCCTAGCGTCCCCAGATCCAGTCGAGGAAGAGGCGCGGGGACCGCCGCCACAATTCCTCCGCCCGCTTGAGGATCACCGCGGTGCCCACCACCCGGAGGGCCTTCGCGATGCTCTCTGCCGCGAGCAGGTTGTCCATCGTCACCCCAGCTCAAGCCATGCGGTGGCGGAAGCGCACGCGCTGGCGTGCCCGAGGCCCTGGCCGCCGACGTACCGGGCGCGGTGTCCGCGGCTTCCGAAGGCGCTCCAGTCCCAGCCCTGGGACCCTCGGACCACCACCACCGAGCGGAGCAGCGAGTCTGCTCTCTGCTGGCCGTGGCCCTCGGGGCCCTTGTATCTCGTCCAGGGGGTCAGGTTCGTCATGGTACCCTTCACCGGAGCACGTACCGTGCCGGCCGAGAAGCCAGCGATTCCGAGGGGGGCGCGCCATGGGGGGCGGCACTTTCTTGCCGATCGGCACTTCCTCGATCACGCAGACCTCACCCCGGACCTGGCGCTTGTGGCACGGGAGGCAGACCCCGCCAGGGGTGCACGGGGCGGCGCAGGTCGGGCAGGTCACTCGGGGTCCCTCGGGGTGACCACGCGCTTCACCACGGTGATCACCTCGACGAGGCAGGCCAGGCAGTAGAAGGCCTTATACGATGAGTCCTCCTGAGCCGTGTAGGGGTCGGACGGCTTGGGGTTACCACACACTATGCAGTTCATCATGTCACCTTTCTAGGCGCCCAGGCGTTCATCCCGCGGACGGTCGCGTGGGCGGTGATCAGGGTCTGGGGGGCCGCGTCATCGGAGTCGAGGTACAGCCGGCGGATGGCCGCCAGGTCGCGGTCGACTCGCCCCAGGAGGCGCGCCAGCCGGGCCTGCCGCTTCTTCGTCACGCGAGCACCGTCACCCGCGTGAGGCGCGTGTCGCACTGGCCCTGAT